CTTGTGATGCAAAGTTTCTTGATTGAAATGCAAATGGTGAAATTGATGATGAAGTGTTATATGCAGCTACTCTAGGTCTGATATCAATTACATCGCTTAATAAAGCATCAGATGATACGTCAAAAGGTATTAATTCCTCAGAACCAGACGGATAACTTGATGCAGTGAAAAAATCACCAACATCATCTGATGTTACAAAGAAATTTTTAAATATAATCTTTAATCTATTTGTCGGTGCCTCAAAATTTTTCTTTCTTTGAATAAATGAGTAATCATAGAATGTTGGTTTTATGTTTGAATTTAAAGAATACTGATTTGTTATATTTCGATCACCAGCGGTGGTTGCGCTTACAAGAGCAGTGATACCTGATTTATCTGTTCTAATTTTCTCACCAATTTTGAAAGTATTTTGATTTAAGAAAACTATTCCAAGTGTTGTGACATTTGGTTTCTCTACAACAAGAGCGACAGTATTACTTTCCAATCCAGTAATTTTTTCACCGACAATTAAGTCTGAATTATTTCCACTAGGGCCATCATAAGTTGTTAGTGCAAGAGTTGGTAAATCAGGATCTCCATTATCATTAGACTCTATAATTGCAAGTACTTCAACAACATCAGGAACATTTAGAGATATTTTTCTATCTTGAACTCTAGTTCCAAATACACTACTTGAAGTTAAACCATCATTTGCTGTGTTAGTTCCGATTCCAGAAGAAGATAAACTTGAACGGTTAATTATTACTGTATTTGCTTCATTTAATTTTTTCTGTTTGGTTACAACTTTTGATTTTAAAACAGTTGCAAATAAATTAGCTTTCCCTGCAACACTACTTAATCCCACAAATGTGACTGTTTTCTTATCAGCAGCAATCTCAACTTGACTTTCTTTAAGTGGTTCAACTGAACCATCATTATAAGATACAAAATATCTTTCTTCATCAAATGGTTGGAAAAATAAATTTGCACCAGCATCAGGAGATGTAAACTGACTATTTGCAACTGTAATATCTGAGTATTGTTTTCTTAATTGAATAGTTGTATTAGTGACATCAAGACTTGCGATATTTTGACGGCTAAGAGGTGTAGTAAGAGAATTATCACCCATGTTAAATCGAGGTGATCGAATAACAAGATCATTTACATCAAGAGAGCCTGGAATTAAACCATCAGAGACTCCACCATTACAAACACCAGTTACTGATGTAACACCCACGACATTTATCTCAGTTCCGTTAGTGGATACTCCTGTAATACGATTAAATCTAGGAACTGTTTCGCCAGGAACTGTATAACTTACAATATTATTTGAAGTAATAATACCAGCAAAGTTTTGTGCAGATGCTGTAATAATACCAGCATTTCCAGATGTATTACTTAATCTAAAATTACCAGCAGAAAGAGTGCCTAATCTAGTAATATTACCAAGAACAACGTCAGCTGAAAATGTAGAAACACCAACTGCGCTTTGAAAAGATTTAACGTCGTTAAATGTAAAATTATCAACTTTAGTGATAACTCTTCCGTCTCTAACTCCATTTATTAATATAGATTCATCTTTTACAAAATCACCATTTACATCTATCAAACTAAGATCACTTACATTTGTACCAGCAGATCTAACAAATCCTGTCGCACCACTTCTACCACCCTGTATATGATCTCCAACTGATATTGAGGTAATCGCAGTTGCAACTTTGACATTAGTAAATGTTTTTATATCAAATAAACGAGTTTCAAATGTTGTTGTTTCATTTACAAAACTTCCAGATTGTGCTTTAAAATCATAAAGTCTTGCGAGTCCAATTTCAGAACCACCACCACCTTTTCTTTTATCAAGTAAAGAAACCGTTGCAGTTGTTCCAATACCTAAACTTGGAGAACCAAAAATATTATTTACAAATAGAGGATTACCAGTCTCGTAAGTTACAGCTTCTTGTTCAATTTTCTCTGTATCTCTTGGTTTTCCTACATCTAGGAAAGTATTAGATACTCTTTCAATTTTATATCCCTTAATATATGCTGTTCCAGGCGATATTTGAATCGCTAACAATTCATCGTTTGGTTCATTTCCTTGAGTTGTATCTTGTTCTGGTGAATATACTCCTTTATTTCCAATTGAATCATTCAAAGACTCTTTTGCAAATACATCAAAAGGTTTGACATAATAGTCTCCAGATTCATCATAAGTTCTTTTAGCTAAAGTATCATTAATTAAATTATATTGAGTTTCATATTTAAATGTTTGTATATCACCACCTTCAATACGAGAAATTTCAATGAAATTTTGATCATTGTTGTCATCAAGAGCTTTTTTTATTAAATTAACACTAATTTTAAGACGATCAGCGCCAGGAGCAGCAAAGTTTGTAAATCCTGATGCGTTATCATTTAGTGATGGATCTTCATCAGCGCTGATAAAATTTTCTTGAACATCAAATCCAATACGAAATGATGGTGCGTCACTGTATTGATCCAATATTAAAGTTTCATTTTGAACTTGAACAAAAGTTCCACGAATAAAATATACACCTTCCCCAATTGACATCGCAGATCCAATCGCATTTGCATCAAATGCTAAAGTATTTGCAAATGGTTCGCCTGCAGCGATTACGGTTGAACCATAAACAATGTCTTTATCTGCAATTAAGCTTTCTCCATCACTAAATTCTTCAGTAGCAAAATCGTCACCTGAGTTTTCATAACTAATATAAAAAGTTAAATTATCTCTTTCAGAATCTTCTTTTGATAATATTTTTAGTATTGATGCAGTTACGCCTGAAGTTAAACCAGTAATTCTTAATCCTACTAACTGATCTGTATATAATGATACTGGAATACCTAAAAATCTTTCTTCAACTTGAACACATGTAAAGTTAATATCTAAAGTTAAGTTGCCTGGAATTACCTTTGAACCCTCTTTAAAAAAGTGAGTACCAAATTGTTCAATCTGATTCTGTAGAATCGATTGTAAAGTGGTTAGCTCCCTTGCTTGAACTGGAGATCCTGGCTTGAAAAGAACTCTAGAAAAATTCTTATTCTTATCAAAATCGTCAAAGTATGGCGATACGTTTAAATTGGTTTCCTGTGGCATGATTTTTTAAAATTCCAGTACGATCTTGATGTCTTCTTTTTGCTGTGAACTGCGAGTAACAGCAGCTCTGTTATCAACGTAAATGATATCACCGCTATATTTTTCAACCTCTGGGTTAGCAACACCTTTTACAAAACTCATCCCTAAGTTATAAGTCCTACTATTTATTGAGGTAGAAAGACCAGGCGATAGAGAAGTTCCGAAATTGGTATCTATATTTAGATTGTTTGTTCCACCAAACACTGTTGTTCCAGCACCAGTTGCAGGGTCAGCGTTAAATCTGAATAATTCATATCCATATGTGGGTGCAGTTCCGTCTGTTGATATTGCAAGTCTTCGATCTTGCCAATATTTAAGAACACCTGTGGTTGCATCATAATTAATCACACGACCAACAGCTGTTGAACCAATACCTATTTCTTGAGTAACCTCTGCATCAGATGTGAAAGTTGTTGTTGTTGATCCAGCACCAGTGAGTTTTAGTGCATAAACAGCACTCGCTTTTGATAGAGTAAGTTTATTATCTGAACCAAACGCAAGAGGATCTCGACATAAACCAACACGAGAAAACTGGTTTCCTGTAATAAAATCAGGGTTTGATGTATCGTTTTCTAAACGAGAATAAATTAACACACGATTTGCACCAAGTTCTCGATATACATCTGCACCATGACCATCTTGAGGTGGAATGATAACATTAAAAGCAGCATCTGTAGAACCTGATGGATTTGTTAATCCAACATCACTCAATCCGACAGAACCAAAAGTATAATTAGAACCACCATTAGTTATTTCAACTGAGTCAATTTTACCAGCAGCGTTTACAACAACAGAACATCTACCACCACTTCCATCACCTTTAATAGGAACATTATTATAGGTTGCAGCAGTTCCGTAACCAACACCACGATTTGTAATTGTGACAATCTTCAACTGTCCACTAGTCGCAGCATTATTTCTTACAGCTGCAACTTCATTGTTAGAAGACCAACCTTGAGGTAGAGGTATAAAACTTGTTGAATCAAATTTAATAATACTATTTGGATCAATCGTAAAAAGATACTTCCAAATATATCCGTCTCCAGATGCACCAGCAGATCTTGGTTCTAAATCTGTGAATAGTGGTTCGTCAAGAGATGGTCTTCCAGTAGTGTTTTCTGGGTTTGTTCCATTCTGTAGACAAATATAAACACGGAAGTTTTTATTCATCACATAATAATTTGCATCATACAAATTAGTAGAACTAGTTTGTGGTGACAAGTTTGATCGAGAATAATCATCTCGATACATCTCATATGTTGTACCTGATGACCAAGTTATTTTTCTAACTACTCTTGCAATATCATCTGTATTTAACTTCTTCAAGGCGATCATTGTGTCCCAATAATCATTTTCGTCACTAAAAGAATCTTTTGGTGATGGTGGATTTTCACTCCAATCTGACTGAAAATCTGCTGGGTTAGGAAGACCAATCCACGCATAATAACTATTCGTAGTTGAAGCTATCCCCGCTACAAAATTCTCAGAGTTTAATATTCGCAGTTGATCAGTTATAATTGCTGACATTTTATCAATGACTTTTTGTTTTTATTTATATTAAGAATAGGACTCTTTTAAATCACTAGTTCTAATGATTATAGGGCCAGTCTTAATTCCTGTGATACCATCATTGGTAATCGCTGTAAATGCCTTAGTATCCTTCTTAACGAAGTCGTGTAAACGACCCCATGAGAATTTACCAAATGATCCACTTCCAATACCAATGCCTTCAGTTGAACTAACACTTACAGTTACTCTTCTCAAAGCAGTCGCACCAATACCAAGAGCAGGCCCTTGTATAGTTTTAGCACTATGCACCTTGTATATATTATCTAGGAAGGAAGTTCCAATTCCAACTGTTGTAATTCCAATCGGATTATCATATGACGTTAAACCACTTCCTATATTACTATCAAATACAGTAAAGTAATATCCAGACGCAATACCACTTACAGTTACAGCAGTTCCCACGACTGATGCATCACGAAGAACAGAACCTTCGGGAATTGGTTTACACTTCTTATCAGTGTTGCAATAGTAATATCCTTTTTTACAGGATTTCATCATTCAGTAGTTTTTGAATCATTATTATTTAGAATACCTTGTTTTAGTAGTTTTGATAATTCACTTGTGGATCCTACAAACAAGGCATTATTTGTGACATTATTTTGTGTCTTAGTGGTTTCCTCATCCATATCTTTCATCTTTTTCTGTAGATCCATTAACTTATCTGTGCTATCTGCAACTGATTTAATTAATTGTCCTGCAACTTCATATGCTCTTGGGCTTGCACTTTCACCGGCAAGTTCCATGATACCATTTATTGCTTCTTGTCCTTTCTCAATTAATGAATATAGTTGTCCTCGTGTATACTTGTAATCTTTTTCAACATCATTCTTTTTTAAAACAACATTTGGCAATTCTTGTTTGATATCTGGTTTAACTATAGATGTCTCTACATTTAAAGATTTTTCAATTTCGCCAAAATTAGTATTCATCATGTGTCTGTCCTTGTAGCAGGATTAAATTGTAATGAATCTGTAAAGATGCTTGATGTTTCATTGAATCCAAAATCATCATCAATATCAATTAGATTATCATCTGCTGTAGTTAATTTATTAATTTTTGTATTTTCAAGATGTTCTACTTTGATTGTTCTATCAAATCCTCTTTTTACAACAAGGGTAGTTGCATCTGGTTTTTCTTGAATTTTCATAATTTCACTATCAATCACAACACGATCACCAACTGCAAAATTTGATGAGTCAGTAACATTAAATCTAACTTCTGTAGCAGAAATATTAAATGTTAATTGTGCTGTCTCATCGGCATCATAATCTTTCATTGCCTTTGGTGTAACAACATAACGAAGTTCTCTTCTCTTATTCTCACGATCCATATTGGTATGATAATCCAACTGAACTTTCTTGATAAGTCCTTCTGGAGTATCTGCAACAGGGCCAAACAGATAAGTTTTTGCAGTAAAATTAAGTGTGTATATTAACGCTCTTCTTGTTGCAAAATCTCCTTCATAATCATCTTGAAATGATATGTTATCTAATACAACACTTATATCTCTTTTCTCTCCGATTACACTGATTAAATCTACAGTTAAATTAAAAGATGGTTGAAAGAATGGTAAAATCTGCTCTATAATTTGTAATCCATCATCGTTTAGTTTAACTAAGATGTTTAATTCAAATCCAATATTATATGGCACAGGCATGAATACCTTTCTTAAATTTGTGCCATCAGATGCTTTGAATGTTTGAGTTATACTTGCTTTTCTTGTCGCATCATATGCGATATTTGTCATCTCAAATGACATTCTTGGTAGTGTTATCGCTGTTGCACGATTTAAGTCTGCCTGTTGCTCAATTCTTGCTAAAAACTTTTGCATTGGCCCATATGCTAATGCAACTTTCATGTCACTAATTGATTTACCAGTGCTGTCATTATGACGAATGTGAACATCATTAAATAATGTTCCAAACGCTATAACAGTCTTTCTAAGTATTTCGTGATAAAAATAAGTTCCTAACATTAATATGTACCAAATGGATTAGTTTCAGCGAAATCAATGATATCATCTGCCTCAGTTTCAAACTCATCATTACTGCTAAAGTCATCATATATATCACGATTATCATATTGACTTATATTATATGCAACAAATTCTGTGCTTCCGATTGATAAAGTTAAACCTTGTTTGAAGGAAGTATTAAGAGTTGATTCACTTATTCGTAAAGTTCCACCTGTTCCAGATACTGAATGAACAGTTACACCTGCACCGATTACATGATCAATTGGCTCTATATCATCACCGATGTTGAATTTAGATGTATTTGCAGATCCAACGAATATATTAGTTGTTCCAGCACTTACAGATACATTGGTTGTAGTAAATCCAGCTACAAATGTTGTCTTATGTATTTTTAATCCTGTAACACCAATTCCAGTTTGAACTCTGACCTCTTCACCCGGAATAAATCCACTTACAGTTGATCCAATTCCAACATTTGCAATTTTAAGAATCTTAGTATCTAGATCCCATGATCTAACTCTTGCTTCGGTATTTGATGTTTGTCCAACAACTAGATCATTGTAAAGATAATTACCACGACCTGTAATAATATCTGGATCTGCAATCGTAACCGCTGGAGAAACAGTGTATCCTGCACCGGGATTTGTAAATCTGAAAGAAGATACCTGACCACTTCCAATATCAATAACTGAAGTAACTAATGCAGTCGTTCCTACACCTGTTGGCCCTGCCACAGTCACAGCAGGAATCGTTGTATATCCTCTTCCCTCTTGAGTAAGGTTGAAACTAATCACACCCTGACCTGAAGTTATTACGTTACAAGTTGCGATCGCTCCACTTCCATTTCCTCCAAGAATTCTAATACTTGGAGCAACTGTATATCCTGAACCGGGGTTTGTAAGTATGATTTCCTTGATTGAGAATACACCTGCTCTCTCGGTCGTTATCGCAACTGCAGATGCGTTTGTACCCCCTGATGCTCTACTTGTGCTGATAGAAACTGTTGGAGTGCCTGTGTATCCACTACCATCGTTTAGAAGTGAAATTGAATTTACATATCCAGAGTTCACTGATATCGCAGCAGTTGCTGTTGCTGTTACACCTGTTCCTGACATAATTGTAA